ATATTCTAAACAATCAATTACAGAAGAATCATTAAATCAAATAGATTATCAAACTGGTATTATTTCCGAATTATTCAACTTGGATACAAGTGGATTGGGAAAAGGTGAAATTTTATTAGCAGTATTAGTTAGGTCAGCGCAGATACAAGGAGGTATTAAATCGTATGATTTAGTATCAAACGGCCAAAAATATGAAATAAAAGATTATACTAAACGAGCAAATGCATCAATACGGTTAGGAACAAAATCAAGTGTAACTAGATTTAAATTTTGGGATGAAATAACTACTACATTTAAACGTATATCACAACTTCAAGGCATTGAATCGCCAAAATTTAATTTTACTAAATATTTTAACGCAGAATTTTTAAAATCAATTGATTATTTAAATGATCGAAGATCTTTTATAATGGCGGGTAATCTAAATTTACAAGATAAACGTGTTTTAGAACAGTTTTATTTAGAGGCACATAAATTAAATTCTGAAATTCAAGGATATACTAATCTAATTTTACGCGGACCAAATGCATTGCCAATTGAAATGTCAATTGAACCGATACAAAACGCGAGTGATAAAATAGTAATAACTCCTATCCAGGATACCAGTGAAGACATAACATATATTAATACCGAACTACGCAGAATAAAGTATGTACGAAATCCAGAATTATTGAATGTAGATTTACAAAATGCAGTAGATGAAGTTGTTGGGGATGATTTACTATTTATTGTGTTTCGTAACGCCCAGGTTAATGTTACTACTGATTTCCGATATTATGTAATAGATGCCGGCCGGATTCGAATAGTAGAAAAAAGTATTTTACCAACACAAATTAACGATAACTATAACACCGAACTTGTTGGGGAATAAACAGTGAAAACACAATTACTTTGCACATTTGCACATAAATCAGATTTAAATATAGTAACAGATTACATTCAATCTAACTACGTTATTCCAGAACAACGAATTTTTATATTTTATAACGTAACCGATTCGGATATGTTGTATTGCACGTATAATATATCTGAAACAATTAACAGAACATCAAACACTATAAGTATTCACAGAAAAAAAGAAACCAATACACTGTATACAGTTAATGCACTCAATGAAGTTATCCGTACTGTGAACAATGGCGTTTTAGATAAGACATTTCAGGTAGATTGGTTATATTATCAAAATTCATTTATATTAACAGATAGCGAAACGGGATATCGTGTTATTGAATTGCTATTTTTTAAGAAAATTACATGGACTTGATATTTATATTAAAGAAAAGTCATAATGAAAAATATACTAGCAGAAAACATGCGTCGGTTTAACACAAAGAATCTTACTGAACAACCTCAACCACCAAAAAACAAAATAATCGACATCAAAGGATCTTTGCCGTATGTTAATGTTATATACAATCACAAAGGCCAAACAGTTAACATCGATTTTGATGACTATGAGCTAGAGGATCAGGTAGACAATTATACTTGGCATGGTGATTTAATGGGTACAGATCAAAATGGCGATAAATGGACGGTTCAGGCAGAAGCTGTTGTTATGGGCGGCGGAGATTATGAGTGGGATGTAGATTGGGATACTATAGAAAATAAAGTATAATATAATACAATAAAAAACTTAACAACTTACTTGGATTTAATTAATAAATTAACTATTATATAATAAGTAATAAACAAATAAATAAATTAACAAAAAAAAAAAGGTAAATTATGGCGTTAGATTTAACAGCAATTAAAAACAAACTTAACCAATTAAACAACACAGACGACAGAAAACAGTTGTTGTACAAACCCGAACCAGGAAAAACGCGGCTACGAATAGTTCCGTACGTTCACCGCAAAGAAAACCCATTCCTAGAAATGTATTTCCATTACGAGATTTCAAAAAGAAGTATGCTTTCACCAGTAACATTTGGAAATGCAGATCCAATTGTAGAATTTGCTGATAAATTGAAATCTACGGGCGATAAAGACGATTGGTTGCAAGGAAGAAAAATCGAACCGAAGATGCGTACCTATGTACCGGTAATTGTTCGAGGTAAAGAATCAGAAGGCGTTAAATTTTGGGGGTTCGGTAAAACGATTTATACCGAAATTCTTTCAATTATTTCAGATCCCGACTATGGCGATATTACCGATCTAACATCTGGTCGTGATATTGACATTGAATTCACCCCAGCAGATGCCCCAGGAGCGTTTCCCAAAACAGGAATTCGAGTAAAACCTAATACAACTCCAGCAACTGACGATAAATCAATTGCTGAGAAAATCATGAATCAGCCAAAGATTACTGATATATTTCCTGAACCAACATATGCTGAACTAGAAGCTACATTGGCAAAATGGTTAAATCCGGAGGATGCTGATACTGATGTATCACAACCAAATGCAGGATCTACTACTACAGCTACTACTACAGCTGCTGTTAGCAATATTACTGCGGATCCAGCACATACGGATGTAGCTAATGCATTTAATGAGTTATTTAATTCGTAATTTAAGCAAGTTATATTATGGCCAAAAAAGCGTCAAAATCTAAATCTGAACTGACAGATTCGCTCGCCAATGTGTTAGCTGATAGTATTAATCAGCAGTTTAAAGGGCAAAATTATAAAACGGCATTTTTTTTAGAAGGCGATACAGATGCCCCGACTAATGTAAATGAATGGATTTCATCGGGGCATTCTATGCTTGATTTGGCAATCTCTAACCGGCCGAACGGCGGATTTCCAGTCGGTCGAATAACCGAAATTACTGGATTAGAAGCATCTGGAAAATCATTATTAGCAGCACACGCATTGGCAGAAACACAGAAAAAGGGTGGCTTAGGTGTTTATATAGATACCGAAGCTGCCTCTAGTGCCGAATTCTTACAGGCAATTGGGGTAGACTTAAAAAGCATGCTGTATATTCCAATGGAAACTATAGAAGAAATATTTGAAACAATTGAAACTATAGTTGAAAATGTACGAAAATCTGATAAAGACCGGTTAGTTACAATTATAGTCGATTCTATAATGGGTGCGTCGACAAAAATTGAAATGGCTTCTGAGTATGATAAAGATGGGTATGCAACATCGAAATCAATTATTTTATCAAAGGCAATGCGAAAAGTTACCAATTGGATAGCCCGGGAACGAATATGTTTGATTTTTACTAATCAACTTAGGACTAAACTAGGTGTTTCATTTGGAGACCCATGGACAACATCTGGTGGTAAGGCATTACCATTTCATGCATCGGTTAGACTACGATTAAAATCAATCGGACAGATTAAAGCAAAAATCAACGGCAACGAACAAGTTGTTGGTATTAAAACAAGATGTCTGATCGTCAAAAACCGAATGGGGCCTCCATTAAGATCAATTGATTATGACATCTATTTCGAAAGCGGTATTGATAATTATGGCGGTTGGTTAACTATAATGAAAGATTTTAAATTAGTTACCCAATCAGGTGCATGGTACACATATCAGGATGTCGACGCAGATACTGGTGAGGTTTTTAATGAAATCAAGTTTCAATCAAAAGATTTCATGGAAAGGGTAGTTGATGCGCCAGAAATTAAAAATAGATTATATCAGAGAATCTGCGATGCATACATATTTAAGTATCAAGCTAATATACATGGTGGAATCGATGATGTTCTGATAGACGAAGATGTTATTAACGAAGAGAGTTAAATATCTCTATTAACCCAATTTTAAAAACTCCCTATGGCTTAAGTTAGCATAGGGAGTTTTTACTATTATAAAGGTTTCAAAAACTTTGGGTATGCCCTACTTAATTACTATATTATATATATGAATAAATATCAAAAATTATTTCAAGAGTTACAAAAAGAAAAATCTCAAGCTCCATCAGATGTTAATGATAATATCGTAATATTTGATGGGTTGAATACATTTATTAGAGCGTTCGGCGCAACCCCAGCAACAAATGAGGATGGTGATCATATAGGAGGCATTACTGGATTTTTATTTTCTATAGGTAAAGTTGTACGTGATCTAAAACCATCTCGTTGTATAATTGTATTTGATGGTCGCGGCGGATCAAAACGCAGAAAAAAAATATATCCCGATTACAAGGCAAATAGGGCAAATAAAACTAGATTGCGGAGACATGATCATCAGACATTTGCTTCAATTGAAGACGAACAGGAAGCAATGCGGTATCAATTTAGTAGATTGGTTTCCTATTTAGATTGTTTACCAGTTACATTTTTATCAATTGACGGAATCGAAGCTGATGATACTATTACTTATATTTCAGAAATGTATAATGATACTAGTAAACGTATTACAATTGTAAGTACAGATCGAGATTTTTATCAACTAGTTAATGATAAGGTGCAAATTTGGAGTCCTATCAAAAAACAAATGTATACAGTTGAAACTGTTATTAATGAATTTGGTGTACACCCAAATAATTATGTAGTATACCGATCATTTACGGGCGACAAATCAGATAATATACCTGGGATATCTGGGATTGGTCCGAAAACAATATTAAAACTATTACCAGAATTAACAGATCCAGCTGGATTTGGAATAGATCAAGTAATTGAAAAATCAACTCGGTTATTAACCGAATCTACAAAATATAAAACAATCTCCAATAATAAAGAAATATTATATAAAAATTTCTTGTTAATGAATTTGAAAGAACTAGATATTCCAGCCCAGAATAAATCTAACATACGAAAAATAGTCGAATCTGAAATTCCAATGTTAAATAAAAATGAATTTCGAAAATTGTTTATGGAAGATAAAATGTGGACGACAATGAAAAATTTACCAGATTGGTTGAATACTACTTGGTTATCATTAAATGCGTTTGCACAACAAACAACTAATTTGGATTAATAAAATTTTATTAATATAATATCAATATGACATCATCAGATAAACTTACGGAATACGGGTGGAGCTTTCAGGTTAAAGCAATTGCGGCTATGTTTTCAGATAGAGGATTTATGCAACAAATAGCTGATATAATTCAGCCAGAATATTTTGAATCTGATGCTAATATATGGGTTCTAGAAATAATACTAGACCACTTTAAAAAATATAAAACACCGCCAACTAAAGACGTTTTAAAAGTTAAAATAACAGATGTAACCGACGAAGTATTGAAAGTTGCAATATTAGAGCAATTAAAAGAAATATTTCGTTATATAGAATCAGACGATTTAAAATTTGTTAAAGATGAAATACTTACTTTTTGTAAGAATCAAGAAATAAAACGAGCGATAACAGAATCAGTTCAGTTGTTATCGATCGGGAACTTTGACGCAATTAAAACAACAATTGACAATGCAATGAAAGCTGGTGCTGATACTGATGTTGGTTTAGATTATAAAAAGGATATTGCTATAAGATATACAACAGCTGCTCGTGACACTATTACTACCGGGTGGGATGTAGTTGATGATTTAATGGATGGTGGATTAGCAAAAGGCGAATTAGGGGTAGTAATGGCACCAGCTGGTATTGGAAAATCATGGCTGTTAATCAATATCGGCCGAAATGCGTTGAAAGTTGGCAAAACTGTAGTACATTATACATTAGAATTAAATCAGGATTATGTTGGTCAAAGATATGACTCGGTATTAACAGGTATAGGCGCACAGGAGTTAAAACATCATATTTCTGATATAGAAAAAACTATAGAAAAAACACCAGGTACCTTAATTATAAAACATTTTCCAACTAAATCGATCGGTGTGATGGGACTTAAAGCTCATTTAGAAAAAATAATAATGCTAGGAACAGCGCCAGATTTGGTAATCGTCGACTACGGGGATCTGTTAAAAATAAATACTAAGAAAGATAAACACGAGGCACTAGAAGAATTATACGAAGACCTACGAGGAATGGCTGGAGAGTATAACGTTCCTGTTTGGACGGCATCGCAAGCTAGTAGATCTGCACTGGAAGATGATATTATCGAAGCAGATAAAATTGCATCATCATACGGTAAAGTTATGGTTGCTGATTTCTTGATGTCATTATCAAGAAAAGTAGAAGATAAATTGTCTGGAACTGGTAGGGGACATGTAATTAAAAATAGATTTGGCCCAGATGGTATTACATTACCCAGTAAAATTAACACAAATAACGGCCAATTTCAGTTTTTTGAACCACAGACCACTCAAGGTAGACAAACAACTCAAACAATGAAAACCGGAGAAACTCTAGTTAAGAAAAATTTAGCACAAAAATTTAAAG